AGTAGATTTAACAGGAGCGAAATTCCGCGATAATGATAATGCCAATGCATTATATACAAGTCTTCCAGCAAGAGGAGTAATGGGTACTCCAGGTGATGGTGAAATAATACTTACTGGAGTTACTAATTTGGGGGATACTTCGATAGCTACAGGTAAAGGTTGGACAGTAGTAACTTAGTAATTGGAGGTAAATATAGATTATGCCTAAAACAAAAGTAAAAAAATTTGATGGGATAATTATAAGTGTTACAGGATATAGATGGCATCCTGGTAATAGATATATAAGAGATACCCTAACACACCAAGAATTTATACAGTTTCAAATATATATGGCTAACCAACTAAAAAAAGAAATTGTAAGAGCTATAGATACACAAAGATATAAAAGATATGTGAGAAAGTGGCCACCACTATCTATTAGCTATCTAAAATATAAAAAGAAAGCTGGATTAAGTACAAATATTTGGGAAGCTACAGGTCATCTGAGGAATAATATACAAGTGTTTAAAAGAGAAAACTTTTTGGTAGTAGGGTTTAAAAAAACACAAATGTATCCACAAACCCTATTACAATTCAATAAGGTTGCTAAATATGTTGAATATGGTGGCGTTAAATTGCCACCTAGACCTTTATTTAGAGCTATTACTGAGTATGTAAGAAAAAATTTAGATGATTACTTTAAAAAGTTTAAAAAAGAAGTTTTAAATAAATCATAGGAAGGTGTGTCTTATGGATAAGGGAATAAGTTTAAAAAATGCCTTAAAACTCTTAAAAGCTATTTTAAAACTGTGTGCATCTACTGGTAAGGCTCTTTGGGGTATGAAAGGTGGAATTTCTGATACAAGTACTCAACATGAGTTCTCGTTTCAAGCTACTATACTTAATGAGGGTAAAAATGTTGAAAATTTTAAAACTTCTTTTCAAAGTATCTTAGATATGAAAATAAAGGAATTTGGAATTGAGTATTATAACTCAGATTTTGTAGTCTCTATGAAAAGCGATAAGTTCGTTATTCTAGAGATTACCTTTTTTGTAAATAAAACAAAAGAAGAAACTCAAAGAAAAGAGATAGCCCCTCTCTCAGATTTAAAGTCTAGAGTAAAAGACCTATTATAAAGGAGTGATTATATAATGAATGTTTTCGAAGGTATTATAATTAAAGATATGAAAGCTTTTATAGATACCCTAACAGATGAAGAAGTATTGGGAATAGTGATATTTTGTAGGTTTAAGTCTTTTGCAAGAGAGGACGAATTTAAATTTAGAAAATTAGAAAAAAAACCTATAATGGACTCATTAGTTAAAAAGGGTGTATTAGGAAAGAATGGATATGTAATACCATTAACCAAAGAAATATATGATTATATATACCGTAATAATATACTACAGAAAATATCAGATAAACAAAAAGAAAAAAGAAAAGAAATAGCCCCACTCTCTGATTTAAAAGCTAGAGTAAAAGACTTATTATAAGGAGTGATTATCTATATGGATCTAAAATATGAATTATTACCTGAAACTTCTATACAAATAAAAAAGAGTACCCTATACAGAATAAAAGCTCTTAGGTCTTTTTCTAATATTAAAAAAGGAGATGTTGGTGGATATATAGAGAAAGAATCTAATCTTTCTCATTATGGAGTATGTTGGATTTTTGATGAGGCTAAAGTATTTGAAGATGCTCAGGTACTTGATAATGCCCGACTTTTTGATGAAGCTAGAGTATATGGAAATGCTGAGATATATGGGAACGCTATAATACGTCAAAATGCTCATGTGTTTGACTACGCTAGAGTGTTTGAAAGAGCTCAAGTATCTTATACTGCTAGGGTTGGGGGAAGAGCTATAGTAGATGGAAATATGAAAATAATAGGAGATTTAGATGGAAAACCTGAACGTCAGGAAATAGCCCCTCTATCTGATTTAAAAAATAGAGTCAAAGATATTCTATAAGGAGTGCTTTTATGTTAATTAGGGATATGTCATCTTCAGATATACGAAAATTTTTAGAAGTGATTAAAACATCTATATTAAAAGATAAAAATGTTATAGGTATTGAAATGGATCATACTCAAGGTACAGATAGAATACTTTGCAATTTCTCTCTAAGTGTGCTACCTATGGATAAGAATACACTTGAAAATTTTATAAGTTTTTTTGAAAATGTTCTAACCAAACAAACAAAAAAGATAGGACTTCTCTATGATAATTTTGGATATAGTGAAATCAATGGAACTCAAATTACATTAAAATCAATGGATAAGTTAGGTATTTTAGATATTAGTTTTGTTCTACATCAAAGAAAAGAAATAGCCCCTCTCTCAGATTTAAAAGATAGAGTAAAAGACTTATTATAAAGGAGTGCTTATATTATGAAAAATATAGATGAAGCTGTATTTGTAAAACTAGTAGATGCTAATGGTAAAGCTGTTGGTGATGGTGATACTTTGCTCTATGATAATAACGGTAATGTTAAAGAAATTAAAATTATAAAAATATCAAATAATGGTGTCATATATCAGGATGAGTTTGATGGAAAAATAAGTACTCCTTTAAATGTTTTCTCAGATATATTAAAACTCTCAACCCTTTTAAGATCTAAAAAACCTGTCCTAAAAGATAAACAAGGAAGAGTTGTAAAAGAAGGTGATATCCTTGTTATGGATAGTAACTCTTTCAATCCCTTAGAAAGAATTATGATAGTGAGTATAACAAGCTCTACAGTACAATTTAAACACGAAAATGGTGACCTCAATTCTATGGATACTAAAAAGTTTATCATTAACCTAAAAGCCGCTTACAAAGAAACTAAAACAAGAAAAGAGATAGCACCACTATCTGATTTAAAAGCTAGAGTAAAAGACTTATTATAAGGGAGTGATTACATAATGAATAAGAAGTATGAGTTTGTACCTACGGATACAATTAAATATAACGGAAGAACCCTAACTAGAATAAAAGCTTTAAGGAGTTTTGGAAAGGTGAAAGAGGGAGATTTAGGTGGATATATAGAGAATGAGGATAATCTCTCTCCTAATTGGAATTGTTGGGTATCTGGAAAAGCTAAAATATCTGGAAATGCTGAGGTATCTGGAAATGCTCAGGTATATGGTAACGCTAAAATATCTGGAAATGCTAAAGTATATGGAGAATGTTGGGTATATGGAAATGCTAAAGTATATGAAAAAGCTAAGGTATATGGAGACGTTAGAGTATCTGGAGAAGCTTGGGTATTTGGAAATGCTGAGGTATTTGGAAATGCTAGTGTATTTGAGGAAGCTTGGATAGATGGACATGCTAAAGTATATGAAAAAGCTAAGGTATATGGAGACGTTAGAGTATATGGAGAAGCTTGGGTATATGGAAATGCTAAGGTGTATGGAAATGCTAGTGTATTTGAGGAAGCTTGGGTATATGGAAATGCTAAAGTATATGGAGATGCTTCTGTGTTTGGAAATGCTAAGGTATATGGAGAAGCTGAAGTAAATAAAGGTATTGTAGGTAGAGATACTAAATTAGACGGAAAATCTGAAAGAAGAGAAGTAGCACCACTATCAGATTTAAAAGCTAGAGTTAAAGACTTACTATAAAGGAGTGATTATATTATGGTTAAAAAATATGAGTTAGTACCTACGGATACAATTGAATATAACGGAAGAACCCTAACAAGAATAAGAGCTTTAAAGAGTTTTGGAAAGGTGAAAGAGGGAGAATTAGGTGGATTTATAGAAAAAGAAGATAACTTATCTCATTATGATTACTGCTGGGTATATGGAAAAGCTAAAGTATATGGAAAAGCTAGTATATATGGAAATGCTAGTATAGAGGGAAATGCTCAGGTATTTGATAATGCTCGAGTATATGGATATGCTCAGGTATATGGAAATGCTGAGGTATCTGGAGATGCTCAGGTATATGGAGAAGCTAGTATAGAGGGAAATGCTCGTATAGAGGGAAATGCTCGTATAGAGGGAAATGCTCAGGTATATGGAAAAGCTAATGTATATGGAGAAGCTGAGGTATTTGGAAATGCTGAGGTATTTGGAAATGCTAGAGTATATGGGGAAGCTTGGATAGCTGGAGAAGCTGAGGTATTTGGAAATGCTGAGGTATTTGGAAATGCTAGAGTATATGGGGAAGCTTGGATAGCTGGAGAAGCTAAAGTATATGGAGAAGCTAAGGTATATGGTGATGCTAGAATCTCTGGAAATGCTCAGATATATGGAAAAGCTCAAATAACTGGAAATGCTAAAGTATATGAAAAAGCTAAAGTATATGGAAATGCTAAGGTATATGGAAAAGCTAATGTATATGGAGAAGCTGAGGTATTTGGAAATGCTAAAGTATATGGAAATGCTGAAGTATCTGGAAATGCTAAGGTATATGGAGAAGCTGAGGTATTTGGAAATGCTAAAGTATATGGAAATGCTGAAGTATCTGGAAATGCTAAGGTATATGGAAAAGCTAATGTATATGGAGAAGCTGAGGTATTTGGAAATGCTAAAGTATATGGAGATACAAAATTAGACGGAAAATCTGAAAGAAGAGAAGTAGCCCCTTTATCAGATTTAAAAGCTAGAGTTAAAGACCTATTATAATTTACTTTTATCTTAATAAATCCCCCTAAAAAGTCTAACCCTAATAAAAGGTTAGACTTTTTTATATACATATAGAGAAGTGAGGTGTTTTTAATGATTAAAAATTATGACCTAATATTCGAAGCATTGAAAAATAAGAAAAAAGAAAAGAAAGAGAAGAAACTAGATAAAAACCAACCTAGAGAATTTGAACTAGCACAACTATACAATTATTTAAAATCTTACATAATAGCAAAGTTTAAGACTGGTGAGGTTCTACTCAGAGAACTAAAACTTAATCCTGACTACTTTAGAGTCATGCTCACTACCTCTAAAGAACAAATTAATGTTGATTATGTTATGAGTACTATGGGTCTAGCCTTAGCAAAAAAGTTTGAAGTTAATGTTGAAGACTTAAGTATCGTAGTAACAGAAATCCCTAATGAAGAAAATAATGTAGTTATTGTAATTGAGTATCAGAAGGGAGAGGTTTAATATTTCACTTTTATTTTATGACAAAGCTGTTTTCTCTAAAATTCAAGGAGTTTACCCCGAAGTTATTTTTGGCTCTCCTGACGAAGCCTTTAAGATTAATGCTGGTCAACATGATGGTAGAGTTCTTATGCCCTTTATTAGCGTGTGGAGACTTCCAGAATTCTCGATAAATAGAACATCCTATAATGATACAAGAGTACGGATGGGTAGTCCTGTTCGTATGGGTATACAAGCAGATAGCCCTGTAAGAAATGCTAGAGGTGTTCCCGTAATGCTAACCTATCAAATAGATGTATATTCTAATAAAAGAGCTATTTGTGATGGAATAGCAGCTGAATTACTTTTGAATTTGTTAGAAACCCCTTATGTAGATGTAAGAATAGAAGGTATACCTGACGGAATGACTCAACAATTTGAGATGACTATTTCAGATAATGTGTCTGATAATTCTAGTATATCTGAGTTTGAGGATACAGGTAGGATCTATAGATTAACAATTGAAGGTATATTGAATGATGCAATTATATATAGAATAGATAAGTTTGATTCTAAATTAGTAGAAAAAGTTCTTGTGGATATTACCATTGGAGATAATGTATCAAATTTAGTAGTAGAAGGTATTATAGAATAGAGGTGTACAGATGATTCCAGGTTACTCAGGATGTGAAACAGTACTAACCAGAAAACCTAATAAAATGAAACCAAAACAAATTCCTAAAAATACTAAAGAAATTCTAGAAGCTATTAACGCTATTAACCCTATTAACCCTATTAACCCTATTAACCCTATTAACGCTATTAACCCTATTAACCCTATTAACCCTATTAACCCTATTAACCCTATTAACCCTATTAACCCTATTAACCCTATTAACCCTATTAACCCTATTAACCCTATTAACCCTATTAACCCTATTAATGAGGTTGTTGATATACCTTTTATAGAAACTGAAGAAGACATACAAGAAGACATACAAGAAGACATACAAGAAGACATACAAGAAGATAATGAGGATATAGATATTTTTGTAGAAAAAAGTATAGAGGAGTTATTAGGTAATGAAGACATAGAGATAGATATAGAGACTTCTAATAAGTGTTTGGAAGATGATTTAGAACAAAATATCACTTTAAATGAAAAACTAGATTATATACAAGAGAAGAAAGATAAAGTAAGTACAAAAAAACGTAAACGAAAAAATTAAAATAATAAACGGAGGTGTGTTTGGATGCCTATAATGGTTTCTCCAGGTGTTAAAACTAGGGAATTGGATTTTAGTATGTATGCTAGTGCCATCTCAACCTGTGTTGTTGGTATGGTTGGAGGTGCTTCTAAAGGTCCTATAGGAATTCCTACTTTCTGTACTAATCCTACAGAATTTGCAAGAATTTTTGGTGAGCCTATTGACGAAGATGATTATGGTGCTATTTCAGCTATGTTGTTTTTGGAAAAGGGAAGTGCTCTATGGTATGTAAGAGAAGATAATGGTGATGCTGACTTTGCAACAATTGTATTTGATGGTACTGAAGACCCTGTTCTAGATCCAGGGGAAATTCAAATTGAAACTCTAACAGTAGTTGGAACAGTAACAGCAGATCCAGGTGGAGATTTAGATGTTACAGTAACTTGTGCTGGATTAGCTGGGTTTCCTAAAACTTATACTTTTGGTATTCTTAAAGATGATACAGCAGGTCAAGTTGCAACATATATACGATACCAGCTTGAGCTTGATGCAACATTAACAGCTTTATGGGATGTTGGTGGTACTGGTGCTGATGTAACTCTTACTGCTAAATCAGCTTTGGCTGACGTACCTTCTTTACAGATGGAGATATTGGCTAATGCTCATGGTGTTACTCCAGCTACTTCAGTAAATACTCAAGTGGGTGTTGCTCCTTCTACTACAGCTACACCTGTTACAGGAATATTTACTATTACCTACTATGAAAAAGGTACTTATGGTGAACAATACTCAGCTAAGATTTCTGATGTTTCGGGATTAGATTTCACACTAACCCTATACAAAGCTAATACAGTAATAGAAACTTTTGCAACTTCTTTAGATGAACTAAGTACTAAGTATATCGGAAATAAAACTGTAGATGGATTTACTTTTACTGTAGATATTCAAACTGCTACTATAGTTAATGCTGTAGCTAAAACTGCTTTATCTGGTGGTGATAATGGACTACCTTTATTAGCTTCTGATGTTATTGGTGTTGGTAGTAGAGGACTTAATGCTCTTGCTAACCCTAACACAATTGATATTAGTGTTATAGCAGCTCCTGGAAGAACTGAGGCTACTGTTATAGCAAAAATGTTAGAAATTTGTGAGAGTAGAGCTGATTGTTTCGCTATTATTGACCCACCTATTGGTTTAACTGTTACTGATGTTCTAAAATTCCATAATGGAACTTTAGGAGGATTAACTGACCCAACATCAGCTTTAGATAATTCTTTTGGAGCTATGTATTATCCTTGGACTAAAGTTGTTAATCCTACAACAGCAGTTTCTGAATGGGTTCCACCTAGTGCTGTTGTATTAGGAGCTTTGGCTGTAAATGATGACTTGGCTAATCCTTGGTTTGCTCCTGCTGGATTAACTAGGGGTAGAGTTAATCAGGTTATTTCTGTTGAAAGAGATCTTACTGAAGCTGATATGGATTTACTCTATGGTAGTGATAACGCTATTAACCCTATTATTAATTACCGTAGACAAGGATTTGTTATTTGGGGACAAAGAACCCTACAAAGAGAGGATACAGCTCTTGATAGAGTTAATGTAAGAAGAATGATGTTGTACATTAGAAAGATTGTTGCTACATCTTCTGCTTTTGTTGTGTTTGAACAAAATGATGTGTCTACTTGGTCAACTTGGACTAATATGATTACTCCTTTCTTAGAAAATGTTAAGAATGGTAGAGGTTTGTATGAATACCAGATTCAAATGGATGCTTCTACAGTTACTGATGCTCATATAGATAGAAATGAAATGCCAGGAAAAATTTTGGTAAGACCTACAAAAACAGCAGAGTTTATAGTTATAGACTTTGTACTAAAATCTACTGGAGCATCATTCAGCTAATAAAATATTAATTAAAAGGAGGTTTGAAGACTATGGCTGATGCAGTAATATATCAAAAAGGTCCTATACATCTTAGTGATGTGGCTAATAAATATAAATGGGAACCTCAACGTACCAACCACTTTGAGGTAGTTATAACAGGATTACCTAAAGAACTAACTCTTGCAGTTAATACTTTCAGTCTTCCCAATGTAACTAATGACCCTATTGAAGTACCTCATGGTAATTCAAGAATTAAATTCGCTGGACAAACAATGTTTGGTGGTTCTGATAGTCTTGAAGTTATTGATTATGTAGGTCTTGATACCGAAAAAATAGTTAATGATTGGAGACTTCAAGTATATGACCCTCAAACAGATCAAATGGGTGTTGCTGTAGATTATAAAAAGAATGCAACTATTACAGAATATGCACCTGACCACACTCAATTAAGAGTTTGGAATCTTGAAGGAGTATGGTGTTCGGGAGCTGCTTTTGGTGATTCTTTAACTATGGATGGTAGTGATGTTAAAAAGATTACTATGACTCTTGCTTATGATAGAGGATATAGAAAATCATCTGGTGGAGCAACAAATAAAGCTACTTAAAATTAAAAAATATAACTAAATATTAGTGTTATTTGCAAGGGAAAGAGGATAATCTCTTTCCCTTTAGCTGTTTTATATATAAAGTTGTAAAAGATAAAAAAAAATAGGAAAAGAGGTATGGGTATATGTCAAATTATACAGAAAAACATTTATTACCATCAAAGGGATTACTAAATCCCGAAATAACACCAGAAATTGTACTTAGAAACATGACTACTTCAGATGAGAAAACCCTATTGGGTTCTACTCCCGATGCACTAGACATAATTTTAAAAAATTGTATCGTGTCACCAAAAGATTTAGTATTAGAGGAACTTATTTCCCCTGATAAACACTTCCTACTCTTAAAACTTAGAGTAATAAGCTATGGAAGTGATTACTTTGTATCAGTTAAATGTCCTAGTTGTGGAGCTACACCAGAATATAAAATTAATCTGGATAGCCTACCTCTAGATTATCTACCTGACGATTTTCAAGACCCTTACGATTCTTTTGAATTACCTATGGGTAAACAAGTTATTGAACTTAAAATACCTAAAGTTAAAGACTTGAATGAAGCTGATGTAAAATCTAGAAGATTTCATAAAAAATACTCTGAGGTAAAAGGAGATATGTCTTACATCTATAGACTCATGGCTAATGTTTATAGTGTAGATGGAAAAGAACTATCACCCTCAGAATTACAAGCTTTTATAGAAAATATGTCCTCTATGGATGCTTCTTATATGAAAAATAGAATGAATAAATTAAAGGTCGGAATAGATACGGAGATTATGGAAGAGTGCCCTAAGTGTCACGCTGACCATAAGTTTGAGCTCCCTATCACATACGAATTTTTTCGTACCAGATTTGAGGACTGAAGAAGGACAAAGATTACAATACCATATGATTAAAACTATCTATGACGAACAGTTTGATATATCCTATTATATTAAAGGTATATCATGGTCAGATACAGAAAGTATGGCTATTTTCGAAAGAAAAGAAATGTATAACAGACTTCTTAAAAGAAAGACAGAAGAAAAAGAAGCAATGGAAGAAGCTAATAAAAAAACAAACTCAATAAAAACCTCAAACCATTCAAAACCCACTAAAAGAAGAAGATAGGGGGATAATACTTTGGGTATACAGAACCAAGCAGAAGTTTTAGCAACTATAGGTAGAGTTTTACCTAACGCTCAACAAGACTACAATAGAATAAATCGAGGTATGAACTCTAGACTCGATAACATAGAAAGAGCTCTAGGAAACCTAAATAATACTAACCTCTTCCAAGATATGAGAAGTGGTATTATAGACCTTAGAAATAACGCTGTAACTAGTACATCAGCTGGTGGAATAGATACAATTATTAGGAATACCCTAACACAGCTCAATACAGGTATACACCACCTCACAGCCAGTATTCAAAGACTAGAAAGAAACGGTGTTGGTGGTTCTGGTGGAGGAAGAGGTGGTGGAGGAAATAACCCTCCTACACCTTCTCCTCCCCCTTCTCCTCCTACACCTCCTTCAGAAGATAGAGAAGATAGGGGTGGGGGTGGAGGTGGTGGGGGTCTTGGTGGATTCATGGCTGGAAGAATGTCCTCTGGTGGAGGACTTTTAGGTGGTCTTGGATTACTCTCAGTATTTAATGAAGTAAAAGATGCCCTATCAAGAGGTAATGAACTAGATGAAAAGTTTAATGCCCCCTTTAAAGACATTATGCTTAGAATGGGAAGAGATTTAGGTGGTTCTTTAGATTATATGCACAGTATAGCTAAAGGTAATGCTGAAATGGCTAAGAATTGGTCTAAGGGTGGTCTTAGTACTGGTTACAAATTATCTGTTGATGATCTAGTAGAGGCAACAAGTAAAGCTTTAGACATGACCTTAAGAAGTGCTGATCAGGTACAAGGTGCTGCTGAGGCTATTGCTGTTGCTAAGAAGAT